CCGTTTGCAATCCGCATTGAGCTGGCGCTGCCATTATCGCGGCGGTGACTGCCGACAAAGCGGTTTGATTGCGGGTCCGGAGCCGCCAATGGCTCGATGCCAATCCGGCCCTGCAGCACATGCAGGATCAGATCAGCCTTGTCGGGATGCAGCAGCAGTGGGCGGTTTAGTACTCGCCCCGCAATTTGTGCCAGTGTCGGTGCGGCCTGGGTTCGGGTGATTTCCGGCGGTTCCGTCATCGCACCCCTCCTGTTCCAAGCGCAAAGCGCCGAGGGCCCCGGCCCTGCTGTTGTGCGCATTGCTCTTCAAAGCCGCGAATGACTGCCAAGAGCCGATCGGGATATGCCCGGTGATAGGTCACCGACCGCTCCACCCCGTTTGATCCCGCCCGGAACCGCACCTCCATGGCACCTTCTCCCGCCACAAGCCGGACATAGACATGCCGCAGGTTGGCGGCCGCCCCGCAGGGATCAGCCTCATCAATGCTGATCGTCATGCGTCTGCCTCATCGCTTGTGTCGTCAGCAGCTGTAGGACCACCGCCCTGCGCGCCCATCATCTGCGGCTCGGGCAGCCCATATTCGGCCCGCAGCGCCTGTTCCTGCGCCAGTTGCTGGTAGACATCGTCCACATCGGCCCCAAGATCGGTACAGATCATCGCGTCCGACATCACGCCAAGGCGCTTCCAGACCTCGTGGGCCTTGGCTTTTTTCAGATCATCGGCCTGCGGACGCGGATCGCCGCGCCATTCGGCGCGGCACGCAGCCGTGCGATTGGCCATAAACCCGGCAATCCCGCCCGGAAACGGCAGGCTCCCCGCCTCGATCTCTTCCTCGAGCCAGGCCTCAAAGATCGGCTGGCAAAACGGCGCCATGATGTTGCGACGCCGGGCTTTCGTGATCGCGAAGATCTCCGTGGTCGCCGCCTGCAGCGAAGAATAGGTCGCCCCCACATTGTCGCCCGTCGCACTTTCATAGGTCAGGCCGAGGCAGCGCGCGAGTTCCCGAAGCAGATGCATCGCAAAGGCGGCATAATCTGAAGACGGGTGATTGCTGGTGTGGAACTTCAGCTCTTGCCCCGGAAACAGATGCGCCAGGCGGCCGTTGATCCCAACATCCAGCGTGCTGCCGTCATAATATCCCGCGACCATTTCTATATAAGCCTCCATCGGCGAGATGCCCTGCGCCAGCATCTGCGCCTGTTCCTGCGGTGTTAGCAGGCCCTGCAGCACCTGTTCCGTGGGCTCGTCGGAGGTGATGGTCACTGCAAACAAAGTCTGCACAATCGCCGCCATTAGGGTGGCGTCCGCCAGCTGATCGAACTGCCGTGCAACTTGCAGCGCCGGAACCAGAGGCGAGATGCCCCGATGCGTGCCAGGCGCGCCCTCGAAGATGTGGATCACCCGGGGGCGACCCACCGCATCCCGGGCACGCACATCGTATTCCTCTTCATGCCGAAACAGGTCCTTGCGGATCGCGCGGTAGCCAACCGGCATGCCGTCGGCATCGGTATAGACCCCGTTGATCAGCCGCTTCAGGCTTTCCGTCTTGCGCGACAGACGCTGCGGCGGCAGCAGTCGCACCTTGGTGCCGTAGCGGTTCCACGGCCGCTTGCGCCACGGGAGCTCCGCGAGGATTTCGCCCGTCACAAGCCAGGATCGAAACGCCGCCGCCTGCATCTGCCCGAAGGTCCGCAGGCCCTGAATGTCACATTCCTGCGCGTTGCGGGACCAAAGCTCAAACCGGCGCTCCACCGTTTTCGCCCAGTCAGATGCTTGGGCTGGCGTCATACCGAAGGTTTCATTTTCCGGCAGCGCCTTCAGCTGTAGCCCCGTGCCCACGGTATTGGCGACGCATTGCTCCATGGCTCCGGCCAGCCAGCCGCTGTTGTGCAGGAGGTCCCCCACCCGCGCGGCCGCATCGTCCCAGGCCTCGCCAATATCATCCTGGCTTTCCCGCAGCGCCGGTTTCCAGCCCGCGAAGGTCACACCGCGCCCGCCGCGCATGTATTTGCCCGAGGGTTTAGGGAGGGTCATCCCCTCAGGCCCTGCCGGTTGAGGCAGCGCCTCGGCCAGCAGATCTTTGAGCTTTGAGATCACGGTCATGTGCTTTACCTGTTCAACCGGCTGCCTTGGCGTGCAAATCGCCTGCGCAGAGCGCCGCTGCCGTTACGCAGCTTGGGCGATTGCGAGACCAACGACGTATCTGGTGGGTCTGACATCGGTGCCAGTTTCTGGTCATGCCCCTCGGGCACCGCCGCCTCGATGGAAGTCTTGCGCTCGATGCCTTCCGGGATCCGCTGAACGTTGAATGCGTAGCCGATGGCTGCGCAAAGCGCCTCGCAGTTGCCAACTATGATGGCCTTGCCATTTCGGCGCGCTATCAGCGTTCCGTTTGGCACGGTCACGCAATACACCATCCCAGAGTAGGCGACGTTTCTGAAAATCGGAGCGTTGTCCGCTCGACGCAACGAGGCGGCAGGCGTCCGAATTTCAGAGACGTGATACTGGTCGACTGTGTTGGGCGAGGTCCGTCCGTTGATGGAGTAAGGCTTGGCATCGCGTCGGATGATATTTGCGCTCCGTCCGGCCTTGATAAAAAGCTCCTGCATATCGTCAGCCAGCTTGGCGCTGACCGTCGCATAGGCACGATACCCATTCTGAACCCATCCATCACCTAGGATAGCGGCATCAAGGAACCGGTCGATCAGGTCGCTGCTCGCACGTCGGACAAAACCCGGAACGCGCCTGGAGTAGCAACGACCATCCTCGCCTGCGCAGTCAGCCAATGCCGCCGCGATCTGCCGCGATGAAATGACGAACTGTCGCCCACCATGGATGCTATATTCGAGACCCATCCGATCAAGCAGAGCCGCAATGCGGTCTGCCTTTTCACCAGGGCCCTGCGAGATAACAACCCTGGCATAGTTGCCTTGGTGGGTGGTATGCCCGCCGCAGATGTACCAGCCAAGAAACTCACACCAGTCTCCGGCATTGAAAGATCGCTCTGGCTCACTCAACTCTCGCCAATTGGTCGCCTTGAGTGATAACTCAGGCAGGGTCACGACATCGTGTCGCTCACCTACCCAATTCGAGGACCGTTTGAGCGTGTGCCAAATGGTCAAATCCTTCGCCAAAGTTATGCGAGGGGTATTGTCCACAGGGTTCCTGCGCTGCGTCACCATCCGGTGGTTAGGCGTCACAAGAAGGTCCACTGCCCGACCTTTGATCTGGACCATCTCACCCGAATGCCAGCGCGAGACTGATTTGGTCGCGCCCTGATACTCGATCACATCGCTGTCCAGATTGACCGTTGCGAAGCGGCCCACGTAAGAAACCGCGTCCTCGACACGCATCCAGCCATCTTCGGTCAGAAGCTCGGTATCGGGGTCGAAACAATCGAGGAAGTGGTTGTTCCGGCTGCGCTTGACCCAGACCGGCTTGCCCTCCACGACCACCCGGGCTTCCGAGGTCAATTGCCTGCAATAATCTTCTGAGACCTGTTCGTGGACATAGAAAGCACCCGGCACGTCCATGGGCGTGCGGATGCGCGAGATCACCAGCGACTTGAAAAAGTCCGACGACAGCGTCACGAGGTCGATCGAGTAAAGCGCGCGCTTGCCGTCCGGTTTGACCTCGATCTTCGAGACTTTGTAGGGCGGGCTCTGGATATCCTTGCCCTTGGTCGGGGAGCACAGCCAGCTGTAGCGGCGGCAGAACTCGTAGACCTTGTGCTCGTTGCCTTGCTCCGGCTTGTCAGGCCGGAAGCCGCTGTCGATGAACACCTTTTCGATCTGCATTCCGCCAATCGGCTGCAACATAAGATCGGCCAGTGCGGACCAGACATCATCGTCCTCGGTGGGGCCATATAGCTGGCCGTTATCAACCATCCACGACGATCCCCGAGCCCCAAAAGCCCGGATCACATAGACAAGGCTGAACTTCTGCACGTCGACGCCCATCACCACTCGCAGGCCGCCCAAAGGGACCTGCCCGGGCTGATACGGCAGCCGCCGCTCCATGATTTCCTGCCATTCCGGCACGTCTCCCGAAGCCATCATGGCGTAGCATTCGCCGAAGCTGGCGTTCATCGCCGTCTGGATGCGGTCGTGATCGCCCGATTGCAGCGCTGTCAGATAGGTCTCTGCGCGCTGGCCCCATGACACGAAGGGCGAGCACAGGCCCGAGGTCCACATCGACAAGGTCGAGTTGTCCTCTGGCGCACCTGTTACGTGCGGGGCGTCGTTGCGCAGCTCAAAACTCTGCCCAGGTGCCACCATTGCACCCCGAGCATTCATCCATGCCTTGTCCTCTTCAGTGTGGATCCCGCCGCAGCGTGGGCAGGACAAATAGGCTGCCCGCTTGGCCTGCGCCGGGGTCGCGCGGTCCGGCCAGTGCAGCTGCTTGAAGCGCGGGATGAAGTATTCCGAGCAGTGCTTGCACGGCCACGCCCAGTGATGCCGCGTGCCCTCCTGAAACAGTTTCCAGATCGGGCTTTCCAAATCAGCCGGTTCGGATCGCGACCAGAACTCAAGCCCGCTATCATCGTTCAACTCGATTTCCACAAGACCCCTCGCTGGTGTGCTGGTGATCGCGGTCACGAAGTCGGCGTAGGTCTCGCCACGGGCCTCCACGAGCCCAAGCACATCGCCTTGGCCCCTGACGTTCGCC